TGAGGGTGGAGCCATTGTCAAGCGTGAACAGTGGCAGATTTGGGATCAAGAAGCGCCTCCTGCGTGTGAGTACATCATCCAAAGCTGGGACACGGCCTTTGAGAAGAACAACAGGGCTGACTTCTCGGCTTGTACAACGTGGGGTGTGTTTGACCACCCTAATAAACACGGCGATTTGAGGCCCAACATCATCCTTTTGGATGCCTACAAAGCTCGTTTGGAGTTCCCGGATCTTAAAAAGAAGGCATTTGAGATGTGGAAGGAGTGGGATCCTGACACTTTGATCGTGGAAAAGAGGGCAGCGGGCGCTCCCTTGATCTACGAGATGAGAAAGATGGGAATACCGCTTTCGGAGTACACACCGGGCAAAGGCAGCGATAAGATAGCTCGTGTAAATTCAATCGCAGACCTGTTTGCATCAGGGGTGGTGTGGTGCCCGGAGAAAAGATGGGCAGAAGAGGTCATGGAAGAGATGGCCTCTTTCCCAAATGGGGACCATGATGACCTTGTGGACTCGTCCAGTCAGGCTTTGATGAGGTTTAGACAGGGCGGGTTCATTGCAATTGACAGCGATGAAAAAGACGAACCGATGCATAAGCGCCGGAACGTCTCCTACTACTGATTCTGAAGGTACAACATGGCGACCAACACCGACACCGTTCTGACCCCCTTGGACATGGGCTTGATGGGCGATGAGCCTGCGATTGAGATTGAAATTGAAAACCCCGACGCTGTAAACATTGGGATTGACGGCGTTGAGATTCAATTGATGCCCGAGCCCAAGACGGCGGAAAACTTTGATGCCAACCTCGCGGAGTACATGGAAGAGAGTGAGCTTCAGTCTTTAGCTTCAGAGCTTGTGGATCTCGTGGACGCAGACATCAACAGTCGCAAGGACTGGACAGAGATGTTTGTCAAGGGCTTAGAAGTCCTTGGGATGAAGTATGAGGAGCGCACAGAGCCCTGGAACGGGGCTTGTGGTGTTTACAGCCCTCTTTTGACAGAAGCCGCCATCAGGTTCCAATCAGAGATGATCACTGAGACGTTCCCGGCTCAGGGGCCGGTGAAAACTCAGATCATTGGGGCGATTGACCGGCTGAAAGAAGAGGCGGCAGAGCGAGTTCGTGACGACATGAACTACATGCTGACCGAGCGGATGATTGATTACAGGTCCGAACATGAACGGATGCTGTACTCCCTTGGCCTTTCTGGGTCGGCGTTCAAGAAGATCTACCCAAATCCTAGTACGGAACTGCCTGCGGCTCCGTTCGTCCCGGCTGAAGACTTGATCATGCCTTACGGGGCGTCAAACGTATATACAGCAGAGCGTGTGACCCATGTCATGCGCAAAACTGAGAACGAAATCAAGAAACTACAAGTGGCAGAGTTCTACAGGGACGTAGAACTGGGTGAGCCCGTCAGGTTTTTCACTGATATTGAGAAGAAAAAGGCAGAGGAGCAAGGGTATACCCTTACCGACGATGATCGGTATCAGGTACTGGAGATCCACGTAGACTGGGACATGCCGGGGTACGAAGATGAAGTTCCTTTGCCGTATGTGGTCACGGTTGAGCGGGGGACTCAAACGGTTCTGGCTATCCGCAGGAACTGGGAAGAAGACGACAAAAAGAAACTCAAGCGACAGCACTTCGTCCAGTACACGTACATTCCTGGATTCGGGGCTTACGGTCTCGGTTATATCCACCTCATTGGAGGATACGCAAGAGCAGGAACCTCCATCATCCGTCAGTTGGTGGATGCTGGAACGCTGTCAAATTTGCCGGGTGGCTTGAAGTCCAGAGGGCTTCGGATCAAGGGAGACGACACTCCGATTGCTCCGGGCGAGTTCAGGGATGTGGACATTCCTTCGGGGAGTGTGCGTGACAACATCATGCCGCTTCCTTATAAGGAACCGAGCCAAGTTTTGTCGATGCTGCTTGAGCGCATCACGGAAGAAGGCCGACGCCTTGCGGCTATTGCTGATTTGAAAATCAGTGATATGTCTGCCCAGGCTCCAGTGGGGACCACGCTGGCAATTTTGGAGCGGCAACTCAAGACAATGAGCGCCGTCCAAGCGCGGGTTCACGCTTCGCTGCGGATGGAGTTCAAACTCCTGAAGGGAATCATCCGAGACTTCTTGCCGAGTGAATATCCTTATACCCCGGAAGGCGGGGATCGGTCGGTCAAACAGGCTGACTACGATGTAGTGGAGGTAATTCCTGTCAGCGATCCAAACGCCGCCACGATGGCGCAGCGGATCATGCAGTACCAAGCTGCACTTCAGTTGGCTCAAGGTGCCCCACAAATTTACGATCTTCCTCAGTTGCATCGGCAGATGCTGGAGGTTCTGGGGATCAAGAACGCCGACAAACTTGTCGCCATCCCGGAGGATCAGAAGCCTCAAGATCCGGTGACGGAGAACATGAATGTTTTGAGAGGCAAGCCTATCAAGGCGTTTGCTTATCAAGACCATGAAGCGCACTTGATGACGCATCAGTCGTTCATGCAAGACCCAAAGGTTATGTCCACCGTGGGCCAAAACCCAATGGCGCAGGGCATGATGGCCGCACTCATGGCGCATATTGCAGAACATGCTGCGTTTGCGTACAGGGCTCAGGTTGAGATGGCGCTTGGTGTACCACTTCCTACGTTAGATACCAACGACGAGGCTCCCATTGCCCCCGAGGATGAAAAAGCCTTGGCTCCGCTGATTGCCGCTGCGGCTCAGAGGACGATGGTGCAGAACCAAGCAATGGCCGCTCAGATGCAGGCGCAGCAGCAGGCTCAAGACCCAACGATCCAAATGCAGCAGGCCGAGTTGCAACTCAAGCAAGCCGAGATGCAACGCAAGGCGCAGAACGACCAGATGGACTTCCAAATTGCTCAGGGCAAGTTGCAACTTGAGCAACAACGTCTTGCATTGGAAGCGCAAAAGAACCAAGGCGAAGATCCTCGTCTGAAGGCCATGAAGGCGCAGCAGGAACTTCAACAGAAGGAACAGATTCACCAACAGAAGATGAGGCAGCAGATGCAGTCCGATGCGATCAAAACTCGGCAGCAAATGATGCGGCAACAAAAGCCACAGGCTAAGGAGTAAACATGACTACTGCGTTTGACGTAGTTATCAAAGAACTGGAAGAGCGCCGCGAGTCCATCGCGCAGGCGCTTATCTCAGGTGCGGCAAAAGACTTTGCCGAGTACAAATACATGACGGGTGAAATCCAGGGTCTTTCACGCGCTCATGCTTTCATAACCGACCTTGTGCGAAAGATGGAAAACGACGATGAGTGAACTACTCCTGAGCGACGGCCAAAACACCACCGTGTTGCCGCAAACCGAAGAGGAAAAGGCCCGACAGGTGCCTGATCCTGTGACCTACCACTTGCTCTGCGTTCTGCCTAAAGCGGAAGAAGAGTACGAAAGCGGGTTAGTCAAAGCGGGGCAGACCATGCACTTTGAAGAGGTGATGAGCCCTGTGCTGTTTGTCGCCAAGATGGGGCCAGACTGCTACAAAGATCCGCTTCGGTTCCCTAGCGGGCCGTCCTGCAAGGTGGGGGACTTTGTGCTGGTTCGCCCGAACACTGGTACTCGCCTGAAGATCCACGGCCAAGAGTTCCGCATCATCAACGACGATAGCGTTGAGGCAGTCGTCCAAGATCCTCGCGGCCTGAAGCGTGCATAAGGAGTAGAACATGACGGAATTCCAATTCCCGGACGAGATCAAGACTGAGAAGAAGGACGCGCCTGAAGAGCTTCAGATTGAAGTTGAAGGCGAAACCGAGATCGAGGTCGTTGACGATACTCCTGAGCCCGACCGCAACCGCGCCCCGATGAAGGAGCCTCCTACGGAGGTAACTGACGACGAACTGTCTCAGTATTCCGAAGGGGTAAAGAAACGCATCCAGCACTTTTCCAAGGGCTACCACGAAGAGCGCCGAGCCAAGGAATCTGCGCTGCGTGAGCGGGAAGAAGCGGTACGTCTGGCTCAATCTCTTGTGGAAGAGAACAAGCGCCTACAGGGTAGTTTGGGCCAAGGTCAACAGGCTTTGCTGGAACAAGCCAAGAAAGTTGTTGCCAACGAGGTAGAACAGGCCAAGGTCAAATACAAGCAGGCATATGAAGCGGGTGATTCAGATGCGCTTGTAGCGGCCCAGGAAGAATTGACTGCTGCCAAAATCAAGGCAGAGCGTGTCAATAACTTCAAACCTGTTGCAAAGCCTGAAGAAACTGTGGTACAACCCGCTCCAAGCCCTGTTGTGCCCAAGGTTGATCAGAAGGCCCGTGCGTGGCAAGAAGCCAATCCGTGGTTTTTGACTAACCGGAAGATGACGGCAGTGGCGATGGAAGTTCACAATGAACTTGTGGAAAGTGGTGTAGATACCAACAGTGACGAGTATTACCAGCGCATCAATCAAGAGGTGCGCCAGATCTTCCCAGATGCGTTCCCCTCTGAGAGGCAGGTAAAAAAGTCCGTTGTTGCTCCCGCCACGCGAAGCACAGCGCCCAGAAAGATCGTGTTGACGCAATCACAAGTTCAAATCGCCAAGCGGCTCGGACTGACAAATGAGCAGTACGCCCGTGCGGTTGCTGAAGAAATGAGGAAACAAAATGGCTGAACGTAACCCCCGTGAACTGGACACCCGAGCAAAGGCCGAGAGGCCCAAGCAGTGGATGGTTCCTGATGTGCTTCCTCATGTGAATGAGGAGCCTGGATACGCCATGCGTTGGATTCGGGTCAGTACCCTTGGTAACGCCGACCCGCGCAATGTTTCCATGAAACTTCAAGAGGGCTGGGAGCCCGTCAAGGCTAGTGATCACCCAGAGACGTATGTTGCGGAGACCGGCGCGGGCCGCTTTCCGGACAGCATTCAGATCGGTGGCCTGATGCTTTGCAAAACACCGAAGGAGTTCGTTGATCAGCGGTCTGCTTTCTTTCAGCGTCAAGCTGATGGGCAGATGGCGTCAGTGGACAACAACTACATGCGCGAGAGCGACCCCCGCATGCCTCTTTTCCGAGAGCGCAAGTCTGAGGTGTCGTTCGGACGCGGTGCTTAATTCAAGGAGTCAGAGATGGGATATCCCACTATCGACGCCCCCTACGGGCTCAAGCCGGTCAATTTGATCGGCGGGCAGGTGTTTGCAGGTTCAACCCGCACCTTGCCCATTCAGTACGGCTACGCCACGGACATCTTCTACGGTGACTATGTGGTGTTGTCTCGCGGTTTTGCTACCCGTGCATCGGTTTCGACCGGCACTGGTGTGAACCAAGTTACCGGGGTTTTCCTCGGTTGTTCGTACACCGATCCGGTGACGAAGCAGAAGCGTTTCTCGCAATACTGGCCCGCGTCTACGCTGGCTGGCGATGCGGCAGCGGTTGTTGCTGACGATCCTGACACGGTGTTCAAGGCGGTGGTTTGCTCTGCTACCACGGTGATTGCCTCTGGCGCTCTGGCGATGGTAGGCACGAACCTGAGCATGATCAACAACACCGGCAACGTGAATACGGGCAACTCGGCAAACGCCGTGCTGGCCCCGGTCGCTACGCCTGTGTCTACGATCCTGCCGGTTCGCTGTGTTGGCGTGGTTGAAGACACGGCCTTCAGCGTGACGGCCTCGGGTTCTTCGTCTGGTACGGCCATTACCCTGACGGGTACGGGTCTGCCTGCGGCGATCCCTGTGGGCACGAGCGTGGCGTATGTTGCCTCTAACGGGCAACTGATCCAAACCTCGTCGTTCGTGGCAACGGCGGCTTCTGCGGGGGCGACTTCGGTCACGCTCAACGCAGCCATCGCTGTCCCCGGCAGCGTCGTCGCCATCCCCTCGGCCTCCACCATCGTGTTCACTCAGTACCCAGAAATTCTGGTGAAGTCGAACCTGCTGGTGCATGGCTATTACAGCAGCGCAACCGCCTAAGGAGTCTGAATCATGGCAATTTCACGTGCCCAACTACTGAAGGAACTCCTGCCTGGGCTGAACGCTCTGTTTGGCATGGAGTACAAGACCTACGGCGAAGAGCATAAGGAGATCTACGAAACGGAGACCTCCGAGCGCTCGTTTGAAGAAGAGACCAAGCTCGCTGGTTTCTCCGCCGCCCCGGTGAAGAACGAAGG